AGAAAATTTTAACTGAAGATGATTTACTAAAATTTTGCAAAGAACAGAAATTTGTAAAATTCAGTTCTAAAGATACTGGCTATCAGTTGGCTTTAAAAGTACCTACTACTTTTGAGATAGACGATACCGTAGACGAAAATCATCGTGGAATGATGCGTCTTAAATTCAGAATTTTTCATACAGGACTTAACAGAAATAAGAGTTATGTATCAAAAGATGCTGCTGAGAAAGCAATGAATACAATTGCTGACAGACCTGTGTTGGCTGCAATCCATCAGCTTGACGATGGCAGTTGGGATTTCGAAGGTCATGAGATGGAAATTGTTAAAGACGAAAAAGGCAAAGAAGAACTAAGATATATTGAATCTCAAGTTGGTTCTTTCTCATCTGAACCTGCATTTTGGGAACATGATGATAACTTAGATAAAGATTATGTATGTGCTTATGCTTATATAAGTGAAGAATATACAAAGGCTTGTGAAATTATTCGTGCAAAACAAGGTTCAAAAAATAGTTGCGAACTTTTCATTGATGAACTCTCTTATAACGCCAAGGAGAAGTATCTTGAATTAAATGATTTCTATGTAAATGCTTCGACTTTGTTAGGAAGTCATGATGATGGTACAGAAATTCAGGAGGGCATGGAAGGTTCTCGTGCCGATATTGCAGATTTTAGTGTAAATAATAATTCAGTAAAATTTAACAAAGATGAAAAAATGATTGAACTCTTAGAAAATCTTAACAAGATGCTTTCTAATTTCAATAAAGAACAGACTTCTGTTCAAACACAATCAAAGGAAGGAGGAATAAATAACAAAATGACAAAATTTGAAGAGTTGCTTGCCAAATATGGTAAGACTGCTGAAGATGTAACATTCGACTATGCAGAAATGTCAGATGAGGAACTTGAAACAAAATTCGCTGAGATGTTCGATAATGACAATTCAGACGGAGACAGTTCAGATAACGGAGAATCTGGTGAGCCTTCCAATGATGGAGAAGGTGATGAAGGTGAAAGTCAGACTTTTGAAAAGATTATTCGTACATACGAAATTTCTCACGAAGATACAAGATATGCACTTTATAATCTGTTAGCACCATACGAAGAGTCGGATAACGATTATTATTATATATCAAATGTATTTGATTCTTATTTTGTATATGAGGGTTGGTGTACTGATAAAATCTACCGCCAGAACTATACGAAAGAAGGTGACAATGTTGCATTTGATGGTGAACGTATTGAATTATTCCGTGAGCTTTTAACAGCAAGTGAGAAGGCTGAACTTGAATCTATGCGTTCAAACTACGTTGCACTCAAAGAGTTTAAGGAGACAGCAGAAAAGAATGAACTTCATGCACAGAAAGAAGCTATTATAAATGCTGATAACTATTCTGTTCTTACAGAGAAAGATTCAGAAGGAAATTATGTAAATGCTGATTTCGCTGAATTAGTAAAGACTATGGATAATTATTCTGTAGAAGATTTTGAAACAAAGGTAAAGGTTATGCATTCAGATTATATGTCTGCACATGCGAACTTCTCTTCTGTTGACACAAAGAAAAACACAAATTCAGTTAAGATACTTACAAATATGAATAAGAAATCAAAGCCTAAGAAAAACTACGGCAACTTATTTGATTAAAAAACTGAATATAACTTCATTTCATATAGAACGCTTTATGCGTTCTTTTTTATTGCAAAAAAACAAAATTTAAGGAGGAAAACATAATGGCTATTAAATATGCTGCTACAAAATTTCCACAGATGGAAATTGGTAATTTACTTGCTCAGGATTATGGTGAGCACATTTTATCTGTAAAGATTACAGAAGATACACCTAATGGATATCATTTCAAACCAGGTAAGATGACTTCTCTTGATAATTGGGAGATGGAAGCTGCAACTGAAATTGATGCTTATATCGCAATGAAAGATGCGTCAGGAAGATACCTTGTTGTAATTAGAGACCCAAAGGGAGTTGGTGTTATCTATCAGAAACCTCTCAACAATGTCGAGAGTCCTCGTTCACTCGCACTTGCTTCTAATTTCTATAACGATCCAGCAGACGGTGCAGTTCGTGGATACATGCTTCATTCACAGGATCGTTATTGGCTTACAGAAGATAATTTTGATGGCTCACCTACAGTTGGAGCTGAAATCACAACGATTTCTAGTGGAAAATTAAAAATTGGTGCGTAATAGAAAGGAGGATATAGAATAATGATGAGATTTAGTACAGAACATTTAAGAAAAGTTTTTGAAGATGCCGATAAGTATGAAAATTTTAAGAAGCTTACATACAATTTAAATCACGGAATTGATATTTATGAGTATGATGATGACGGAAACCAGAGAAAGGTTTCTAAGCACGAAGCAAATAAGGCAATCCGTAAAATTATTATGGAGGTATGTGACCTTACTGAAGAGGATCTTAGATCCAATAAGAGACGTGAAAGAGCCTTAGAGCTTCATCACAC